AAATAGACGTTCTGGTTTTTCATTTATGAGTTCAGCTGAAACTGTTAATTTAGCTACATTAGCTAGTGATAGTAGATTTGGGATACTTTCTAAAACTGGTAGTGATGCAAAGAAAATGTTCACTGACAAAGTGGTACCAATTAGTTTAAATTACCCATTCTTCTTCAAACCAATACAGGACGGTATGGACCGGCCAAAGTCCGAACTCGCTTATAGAGTCCCCGCAAAGAAGTTTACTCGTAAAAAAATGAGGGAACGAGAGGAACAAGATGACATGGAAGGGCTAGACACAACTATTGACTGGAAAAATACTGGTGATAATAGTTATGATGGTGAGAAACTTTCTTTATTAGTACATGATGAAAGTGGAAAATGGGAGAGACCTGATAATATAAAAAATAACTGGAGAGTTACAAAAACTTGTTTACGATTAGGTAGTAGAGTAGTTGGTAAATGTATGATGGGGTCAACTTCTAACGCATTAGATAAGGGTGGTGATAATTTTAAAAACTTATACAATAATTCAGATGTTACAAAACGAAATCGCAATGGACAGACTAAGTCAGGATTATATTCTTTGTTTATTCCTATGGAATGGAATTACGAAGGCTTCATTGATGAATACGGACAACCTGTATTCAGCACTCCTGGAGAGTCCACATTTGATCCACAAGGATTAGAGATAGATTATGGCGTTATAGATCACTGGGAGAATGAGGCACACGGTTTAAAAGATGACCAAGATGCTTTAAATGAATTTTATCGACAGTTTCCTAGAACAGAAGAACATGCATTTAGAGATGAAACTGGTAATAGTTTATTTAATCTTGTTAAGATATATGAGCAAATAGATTATAACGAAGGTAATAGAAATTCATCTGTATTAACACCTGGTAACTTTCAATGGACAAATGGAGTTAAAGATACTCAAGTTACTTTTAACCCAGATCCGAATGGAAGATTTAAAGTTAGTTGGGTACCAGGGTTTAAATTACAAAATAACGTTATATTAAAAAACGGTATTAAATATCCAGGTAATGAACATATGGGAGCATTTGGTTGTGACTCATATGATATATCTGGAACAGTGGATAGTAGAGGATCAAAAGGAGCTTTGCACGGGTTAACAAAATACTCAATGGAAGACGCTCCAGCTAACACATTTTTTTTAGAATATATAGCTAGACCACAAACAGCTGAGATATTTTTTGAAGATATATTAATGGCATTAGTATTTTATGGTATGCCAATACTAGCAGAGAACAATAAACCAAGATTATTGTACTATTTACGAAGAAGAGGTTATAGAGGGTTTAGCATGAATAGGCCAGATAAGATTTGGAATAAACTATCTGTAGCAGAAAAAGAAGTTGGTGGAATACCTAACTCAAGTGAAGATATAAAACAAGCTCATGCCGCTGCAATAGAAATGTATATCAACGACCACGTTGGATTATTACAAGATGGTACTTATGGTACCATGTATTTTAACGAAACATTGAATGACTGGTCAAAATTTGATATAAACAAAAGAACAAAACACGATGCTTCTATAAGCTCTGGTTTAGCAATTATGGCCTGTAACAGGCACTTATACAGACCAAATCCAAAACAAAAGAAACAACCATTAAACCTAAACATATTAAAGTATAACAACAAAGGATTTCAATCGACAATAATAAAAAATAAAGTATGATAACGAACGCTCATATAAACTTTCCATCTCAAGCAGTTAGTGATTTAGAAAAACTTTCCGAAGAATACGGACTTGAGGTTGCAAAAGCTATAAGGCAAGAATGGTTCACTGGTGCTACATCTAAATTTAGTGATAATATAAATAATTTTCACCAATTGAGATTATATGCTAGAGGAGAGCAATCAGTACAAAAGTATAAAAATGAATTATCTATAAACGGTGATTTATCTTATTTAAACCTTGATTGGAAACCAGTACCTATTGTTCCTAAATTTGTGGATATAGTCGTAAATGGTATGTCACAAAGAAACTACGAAATAAATTGCTTTTCGCAAGACCAGTACGGCGTTAGCAAAAGAACTGAATACATGGAGTCTATAATGAGAGACATGAAAGCTAAAAATTTTAGCAATCTTGTTAAGGAACAGTTTGGTATAGATATTTTTGACAATGAACCTGAAACCTTACCAGATAATGAAGAAGAGTTAGCATTGCACATGCAACTTAATTATAAGCAAGCTGTAGAGATAGCAGAGGAACAAGCTATAGACGTTTTGATGGAAGCTAGTGATTATGACTTGGTAAGAAGAAGATGTTTATATGACTTAGTAACAATTGGGATAGGTGTAACTAAAACAACTTTTGATTGGACTGATGGCGCTAAAGTAAAATACGTTGATCCAGCTAATATGGTATATTCTTATACTGAATCACCTTATTTTGAAGATGTATATTATGTAGGTGAAGTAAAAGAAATACCAATAAATGAATTAATTAAAGAGTTTCCAGAATTAACAGAGCCTGAAATAAAAGAAATTGTAGATAAATCTGGATCGACGTTTTATAATCAAGGGAGTTATAGAATGAATGCTGATAAAAACAAAATTCAAGTTTTGTATTTTAATTATAAAACACACATGAATGATGTTTATAAACTAAAAAAATTAAAAAACGGAGGTGAAAAAGTAATTGAGAAAGATGATACATTTAATCCACCTATCGAAAATATGGACGGAGCATTTAGCAAACTTGAAAGAGTTGTTGAGTGCTTGTATGAAGGCGTATATTTAATTGGGTCTGATAAATTACTAAAATGGAAGATGGCTGATAACATGATGAGATCAGACTCTGATTTTGGTAGTGTTAAAATGAATTACCAAATAGTAGCACCTAGAATGTACAGAGGTAAAATAGAATCTATAGTTAGTAGAATAACTGGTTTTGCCGACATGATTCAATTAACACATTTAAAGTTACAACAAGTAATGTCTAGAATGGTGCCAGATGGTGTTTATTTAGATGTTGACGGTATAGCAGAGGTTGATCTTGGTAATGGAACAAATTACAACCCGCAAGAAGCTTTAAACATGTTTTTCCAAACTGGTTCTGTTATTGGTAGAAGCTTCACATCAGAAGGTGATGGCAATCCTGGTAAAGTACCTATACAACAAATACAATCTGGTGGTGGTGGAAATAAAATACAAAGTTTAATTTCTACGTATAATTATTATTTACAAATGATAAGAGATACTACCGGATTAAACGAAGCTAGAGATGCCGCAACGCCAGACAAAAACGCTTTAGTTGGCGTACAAAAATTAGCAGCAGCAAATTCAAATACAGCAACAAGACATATACTACAATCAATGTTGTACTTAACAGCCGAAGTAGCGGAATGTATATCATTAAGAATATCTGATATAGTAGAATACTCACCTACTAAAGACGCTTTTATCAGGGCAATTGGAGCGCATAACGTAGCAACGTTAGAAGAATTAAAAGATTTACATCTTTATGACTTTGGTATTTTTATAGAGTTACTACCAGATGAAGAAGAAAGAGCTATGTTGGAAAATAATATTCAGGCTGCTATAGCACAACAATCAATTGATTTAGATGATGCTATAGATTTAAGATCTGTTAGAAATGTTAAACTGGCAAATCAACTATTAAAAGTAAAAAGAAAAGCTAAAGCTTCTAGAGATCAACAAATGCAACAGCAAAATATCCAAGCTCAAGCTCAAGCAAACGCTCAACAACAACAAGCTGCAGCACAAGCTGAGGCTCAGAAGCATCAATCAAAGACTCAAGCAGAGGCTCAACTAGAGCAAACAAAAAATCAATTAAAAATTCAATACTTACAACAAGAGATTCAAGCTAAAAAAGAATTAATGCAATTTGAGTTTGAATTAAATTCTCAGTTAGAAGGGATGAGACAAGACACTGATAAAGAAAAAGAAGATAAAAGAGAGACTAGGAAAGATCTAAGAGTTGATAGACAAGCTAAGCATCAAATGAATATGATTGAGCAAAGAAAACAGGGTGATGCAGATAAAAAATTTGAATCATCAGGTAATGATATACTTACAGGAGGAGCGAATATGGGAAAATTCGGCCTTTAATTTTTTTTAATATTTTATAAAATTTTATTATGATAGAACTAAATGAAGAAGTTACTGAAGAAGTAACTGACTCTGTTGAAGAAACAACAGATGAAAATCAAGATCAACCCGTAGAAGAGGTTGTCGAAGAAACAATAGATGAATCTAAATTTGAAAGCGCTGGAGATGATAGTGTTTTAAAAGTAGATTTAAGTAA